TTCATGTTTGTAAGTAATCTATACAAAATAAAATCATTTGGGCATCACCTACTAAATCATCGTTTGCATGATTAGCATCACGACAAACATTCATTTCAACCCAATCTCCACCAACCCACCCTAAAGTAGATAAATTCACACTTCCAGTACATTTATCTATTATATCTTGGGTATCACTAGACGTACAAGTATTTAATGCGGTAGTTGTAATTAGTCCATCCCAATTTTCTCCATCCCCAACTTCGTGCCATCTTACATCCCATACTACATCGTTTTCTGCAGCCGTACTTGCGTACCAAAGTAAAGTAAAATCTATAGTTCCTGTAGTTAATATGTCATCAGCTATTATAAAATTTATAAATCTACATTCATCAGTACTATCATCAAAAGCTGCACTAATAATATCAATATTACTTCCTTCATTCTTTAATAAAGGCGCAATAGCATCATTCTGTCTTAAGGGCTGTGTTGCTCCTGCTGTCCAACAATGTGCCTTATCAGGCACTATTGTACTCGTTTGTACATTGACCCAATCTGTACCATCGTACTGTAATATATCATCTGTAGTGATAGAAGTGATGTTTACGTATTCGCCCCCCACGTTTGAATCTTTAAAGTCAGATGCGTAGCATATCTGATGATATGCGGTAGCCATGAATAAAAAGGCGAAAAACATGGATCTTATATAATATAGAAATTTACTCATCGTCATGGATTGTACAATCCTCCTCATGCCAATGATCTTCGATCTTGGATATGACTCGGCATGCGAGGCCATGCCCTGCGGTTGTATCTGATGCAACCCAATATAAGCCGTCTGGAGTAATGACAGCCATTAAGTAGTGACTTGAAGCCTCTTGAATGAGGCTTTGCGCGGTTTTGATCTGTGATGGTATATTCTCTGGATAGTTCTCTGTCATTTAAATCTCCTTTTTGTAGAGTAGATGTAGGAAGTACTGATACCATTCATGCATGGCATTTACCCTGGCTAATTGTGCTTTATGTCTAGATGTACGCCGTTTTCTTTTTCTCATAAGTACAATACTCATATATGTTTATAGGCTTGGGTTTGTTACTACCCCCTTACCTTTTACCCTATGGGGCTACTTCTGGAGAGAGATTAGGTCTTGATTTCCCTCTACCAACAATAACAATTCGCGCGATCCCATCTACCCCGTCACTTTATAATAAGCTGTAAAAAAAAATATAAGGTTACGCGCGATAAGAACGTGCGATATATATCGGGCAAGTAGTTAATTAATATTAATTCAATACCACACGTGATTAGTGCAATTATTTATTTAACAGATTATTCTGGAATATAGTCTGGAGATAAGGAGTAATTAAGCAAACACCTAATTTTCCCATGAGAACGCACACGCGCACACAACCTTATATTATCAGATATCTTCATTCTCGCGCCTATATGTATTATACCCACAACGCGCGCACACGCGTGCGCACGACACGAGCGCGTGAGGGCAAAGCGAGTGTGTCAAGATGGCACATATAAGCTGTTAATAAAGAGGCGTGACACACGTGCTACACACGCGCATAATGCGCGAAGGCGTAGCGCACACGTAAGGCGCACGCGACCCAGAAATCGAGACCACCTTAAAAAAAATTATTTTTCACCTTATCTGAAAAAAATTGCTTGACTTTCTGGGTAACTTGGGCGATACTTTGGGCAAGAGCGAGAAAACAACGGCTCGATAAGGAGAACGACATGAAAACAGTTTATCAGGTAACAACTCAAAGCAAACTTGACCAACAGGTAATTTTAAGCAATGAGTATAACACGTACACACGTGCGTTACGTGCGTGCGTAGGGCAGAGACAGAGAGGGAATAAGGTGTTAAACTTGAAACACGTGGCAGGAATATAAGCAGTAAATAAACACACGTGCGTACACGTGTAAGGCGTGTGCGTACGTGAACCCAAAAATAAGGAGGTAATACCATGGAAATTACAGTTAAAATTCGGTCGGTTTATGGTACGGATAAAGTGTATCCAGTATGCAATAAGGCGTACGTATTCGCGGAAATAGCAGGAACGATAACCTTAACAGATAAAACACTCGCTAAAATTAAACAATTAGGTTATCAGATAAAACACGAACAGATAACAGTTTAAAATTAAATGCGCACGTGTGCAACGCACGTGCGTATTTTTTTGTCAATGAGTGTGTCATTATGGCACACTATGTGTGCGTGTCGTGTGTGTGCTACACGTGACACGTGCATAAGGCACAACAGCTTATAAAAATTTATTTTCCACCTTATATCAAAAAAAAATTTGACAAGCTGAATCCCCTTGTGTTATCATTTGGGCAAGGCAGAAAATCGCCGAGTATCGTTCCTTGAGAAAATTAGGAGTGCGAGAGGGTAAAATAGCCTAGCATACCCTGAAAATGGCTTTAAACTGCAAAGCACTTGTAACACGTTAATATAAGGAGAACCTAAAAATGGACACAACTAAACGGTTTTCGCATAAGGTGTGTGCGTTTTGTACTACATTAGTGCCTGTTAATTCTCTAATAGCCACGCCTGATAATAAAGAGGCGTGTGTCAATTGCTTCGAGCAACACTACAGAGAATGTGACGTTTGCTCTGAAGTAATACATAAGCTAGACGCGTATCGTGTAGGTTGCGGCACGTATTGCCTAGATTGCTATAGCGAGAATTACGGCCACTGTGATGATTGCGGTACAACTGTATTACGTGAAGACTTGCAATATGTAGAATCACGTAACCAGGATTATTGCATAGACTGTTTGCCGAGAGATTATCCCAATAAAATAGGCATAGGGATATATACAGACGGTAAATGTGACAAAACGGCACATATTAAGAGAACGTTTGGTGTTGAGGTTGAGTGTTACGGTGTCGATGGCGATTTTAGGTGCAATAATGGCTTTAAAATCGTTGAGGACGGCTCTTTAAATACAAGCGAATACGGGCAGGAATACGTGTCTGGTATTTTGCAAGGGAATAAAGGGCTTGAAATGATATCGGAACAGTTTACCGCGTTAAAAAATTTAGGTTATCGGGTAACGCGGGATTGCGGATTCCACGTGCATATAGGCGTGGGCGATTTGACCGATAATCAGATTATAAACGTGGTATCGTTTTTAAGGGTATTCGAGCCTTTAATTTACTCCATGTTACCTAATTCGCGTCAATCGGGTACGTGGTCGCAAAGGCTAGAATACAGCTTGAATCACCTTAACACGTTTAAAAAGGATATCCCTGCTTATAAACGCCATATTGCTACGAAGTGCAGATATTACGGTATCAATTTGGCGAGTATAAGAAAGCATGGTACACTTGAATTTAGGTATCACGCAGGTACTCTTAATCCTGAAAAGATGATTAATTGGATTAAACTTCTTTTAAGGATTGTAGAATACCAAAAGGATATTTTTTGGGATACAGATAAAACGGCTAATCCATTATCAGTTGACGATTGGTACAAGTTTTATACTACACTTGCACTTGATCAAACTGACAAAGGATTAATCAAATATCTCGAAACACGTAAGCGCAAGTGGCAAAAAGCGGTACATGGATACAGTAAAATTTAAGGAGTACAGGCTAGGGGGCGCGAACATGCGCCCCTGAAGCCTGATACGCAAGGTGTGTCAAATTGGCACACAAACCGAAATTAACCCTTTATAACTTGACAAATCGAATGAAGTATGCTACACTTTAAATAGGCAACACGAAAGGAAGTGATAAACAGAATGTGCGGAATTTACGGATACCACAGAATTAAGGAGAATACACCTTTAACAGATGATAAGTTAAGGGGTATTATTAACTTACTTGCTATCGAGAATCAAGCGCGTGGCAAGGATAGTACAGGTATTAGCGTTATCAGGAACGGTAAGGCATTTACGTTTAAGCAGGTATGCAAAGCAAAAAAATTCCTGAACAATAAGCAGAATAGGAAAAAGATTGATAAGTTTATCTGTACAGATGTGCAGACGATCTTAGGGCATACGCGGTATGCTACTACAGGTGATGTGAACCTTAAAAATGCTCAACCCTTTAAAGTAGACCATATTATAGGCACGCATAATGGCGTGATCTATAACCATGAAGATATCGCAAAGGCAGAGAATTTTAAACTGAAAACTACTTGTGATAGTGAAGTAATTTTTCAGCTAGTGGCTAATAGTGACACACGCGAAACACGAAGTAAGTCACTTGAAAGTTTAGGCGGTTACTGGTCTGTAGCATTTATAGACCTGATTGCCCCTAGTGTGATTAATTTCACACGTGACACGAACACGTTAAGCATCTGGACGGATAAGAATAAGTCGTACATTATCTGGTCGAGTGAAGGAAGCGTAATTCAAAAGGTAAACGCTGTATTTAACTTGCAATTAAGAGAGTTAAAACTACCTACGAATAGCTTGTTTCAGGTTACGGATAAAGGCGTGGTTAACGAACAGCATATTGACAGCGTACCGTATTATAAGATCGAATCCACCACGTATTACGAAGGTACGGATACGGCTGATAGTTCAAACCTACCTGTAGTGGATACATGCGACAGGTGTGACAAACGCAAACCGTTAAAGTGGAATGATCAGCTTCAAGGGTGGGCGTGTAAGAAGTGCCGTAAACGTATACGTAGGTGGGGTTTAGACAATAGTGAAAATAAACAATATGGTAGAATCATAGACCCTGATAAAGAGTTTATGGACTACATGAGAAAAGGATGGTGCTAAATGGCACATTTAGGTTATAGAAGTTGTGATAAGTGCGTAAGAATAATAAAACACGTGCATACGGAACGCGACCATGATAAAGAACTCGCGTATCTGCGTGGACGTATAGACGTACATACGGAAAACTTAAAGGTAGTACAGAAACACCTTGAACAGTCATTAAAAGCTGTAAACTTGACAAGCAAAGGAAAGTATGTTACACTTAAGTTAAACAAGGAGAGTGACAAATGCGAATAATCATTGACTCCAAGAAAAATAGTAATCCGAAGTGGCAACACATCATACACCTGCTAATCCGTAACGGTGTAGCGTTACATAACGCAGAAGTGGTGGTGAAGTAATGAATAAACTGTACAGGTTATACACAGAAAACAAAAATAAAGCGTTGATTACTAAAGAAGTAAGTAAAGAATTTGAGGGCTTTACAGTACTGGAAGGAGCAGGATACTGGAAAGGAATTAAAGAGAGTGCGTTGGTTATCGAGATTATTACAGATGAATCAAGAGAAGGAGAAAATAAAGTAGATAGACTAGCACACTTTATTAAGATACTGAATAATCAAGAAAACGTACTGCTTACTACACAGACGTTAGATATACGCTTAATTTAAAGCCGTTAGATACTATATGAATCGCCCCTAGCCACTTTGTTGTGGCTAGGGGCTATGTATCTATAATACTTATACCCACACAAACTAAAATAAAAGGAGGTGTGTCAAATGGATACAGAAAAAGTGCTTTTAACAATAACTAAAGTAGAGAACCAAGAGGCAGTACATGAGTCACTTGTGTCAATTAATGGTGGATATCTCATTAAGCGTACACAAGGTAAGTGTAATAGCTATAGGGGCTTAGACCCGAAGTATGACGGTCTATATCTGGACTATCTAAAGAACACAGAAGGAGGCGAGTAATGAAAATTAAAGACTATGTAAAAGCTAGGACTACGAGTGAACTACAAGATGAACTAAATGCCTTGAACTGGAACATAGATCATGGGGAATGTTTTGGTACAAGTGATCTAATACTAATTCAAGAGATTCAATTAGAACTAGAACTACGTAAGTGCGCAATATGTGAAGAAATACACAAACAAGCCCTAGAAAATGGGATATGTAACACATGTTTTATCTTAGAAAAGGAAGGTGGAATTAATGGTTAAACCAAAATGTAAGTGCGGTAAGATTAATGGAGCAGTAATACGGGTCAAAACATGTGCAATATCATGCTTAAAGTGTGGTTGGGTAAAGAGATACGGAGATTGGATCACAAAATAGGGGCTTAATTTGCGATTTAAGCCACTTTTTATCGTGAAGCTACCCATGTAGCTTGAAATAATCCTACTTTCTGTAAGTCCTTTTAGTGTATAGAGTTAGGTAAAATGGACACTATTACCTAAGTCTATATGTAGTAAGGACTTAGAAATAGGGGTAAAAATGACTAGATCAGCTATTTTGAAGGGTGACTTGACAAGCGTACTTGGTATGTGGTATACTTGGAGTGTAAGGGTAAAATAAATCACACCTTCTCAAAGAGATTTATTTTATTCGCGACATAAGTTTTTAACCCCCTTCTTCATGTCGGTAAGATACGTAATACAAAGTCGTATAATTTAAAACCTTTATTCTTGTAGTAATATCTTACTACAAAAAGGGGGTTGTTATGCCTTGCTACTTTTTAGAAAGTATTTTCTTCTCCCAGTTAATAATCTCTTGGTAGTACTTAAGCATGTCTACCTGTACTTTCTGTAGATCTTTGATAGCGTATTCTAATTCAGCTACCTTGTCGGAGACATGATACATCTCGGTATATAGCTTTTCAATAGCAGTAAGAATTTTTTTAGTATCAGATATAGGCATAGTATAAGTCCTCCTAAAGAGTATAATACCCCCCTTAATATTAGGTATAGGGCTTGACAAACATCAGCAGTATGTGGTACAATTATATTAGAAAGGAGTATCTGATGAAGAAATGTGTTAAGGTTGGTTGTAGGCAATACCTATCAAAAAACTCGGACTCATTTTATTGTGTTGAACATGAAACAAAAAAGTATGCAGAAACCCTACCAGTACTGACGGTAGCAAATCTAAATCGAAAGGAAAAAGTAACCTATGAATGAATCACTAGTAAATATTAGCAAGACAGCATCAGTCAATCCGAGGCATGCGATCGCTGTAATATTTGACCCAAAGAAACTTCAGACCGTAGTTGTTATGGTTGGTGGGGCTGTAGCGTTAGTGTCCGATTATAAATTCACAGAAACTGTAGGTTTGTTAAATGGGAATCTACCTACTGCAGAGGAAAAGAAAGATGCTTAATTTTATTATTATTGCAGTTTTATTTATCACAGTAGCAATCGTATTAACTTGGAAGGATAGAAAGTAATGGCAAAGTGTACAAAATGTAATGATACAAAAGTATTTCAATATGACCACAACCATATAGCTGTTTGTGATGCTTGCTGTAAACATGATAAAGGTTGGTGGTTACTTGAACAAAGCTACGGCAAAGATAATGGCAAGCTATGTTGCAAAGCAGGGTGCGGAGTGACTAAAGCTAATGTCTAAATACTGTTACGCTTGTAAAGAAACTTTGCCATTAAATAGGTTTTCTAACAACAGAACTAGCCCTGATGGTTTACAAGCAGACTGTAAAGACTGTGCAAGTATTAGACGAAAAAATCATTACAGAAAAAACAAACTATACGAGATTAAACTAGCTACTAGGTGGATAAAGAACAACCCAAAAAAAGTTAGTGCAATTCAAAAAAAGGTTAGAGAAAAAAGAACACGTTTAAAACCTTGGCTAAACACATTAAAATATATTAAGGCAAGATGTAATAATCATAATAAAGACAATTATAATTCTTACGGTGGTAGAGGTATCAAGTGTTTAATTAATGCTAAAGAACTTAAAAAGTTGTGGTATCGAGACAACGCTTATTTAATGAAGAAACCAAGTATTGATCGTATAGATTCAAACGATAATTATACATTTAATAATTGTCAGTATTTAGAGTTTAAAGATAATTGTAAAAAACAAAGGAGAAATAAATCTTATGCCTAATAACAACTACCAAAAAGGCGCAAATATGGAAAGACAAGTAATTAAACAAGCACTTAAAGATGGTGCTGTATGCGCGATACGTGGTGGTGGAAGTAAGGCGTGGGGAAAAATGAAATCTGATGTATGGCTCCTGTTTCCTAAGAACAAAACAAAAGACAAACAGTTTGGTAAACTAATACTGGTTCAATGTAAACGTGGTAAAGGCAATACAACTAAAGAAGAAAAAGCATTTCGCAAAGTTAAACTTCCGTATCTTGTGGAAGTAGACAGGTGGTTTCTTAAAAGTGAGTAAACAAAAACGCAAGTCTAAACTAGATAAGATTGAGCAACACCTTGAGCGTAAGATTCAGCACGTTCAAAACTTTGATGATAAGATACTCTCAATGGTAGGCGATCTTTGTAAGCAAATCATTGAGCATGATAAGAGAATAGAAAGATTAGAAGATGAGGTAAACAATTAATGCATTATTACGAGGATAAAGATAATGAAAATAACAATAGAGCATGAATCAACAGTTTGTACTGTTGAAAATTCAGATATTATAACGTGGGTTGACGCGCTTCCTTTACTTGAACAAGCATTACGCGGTGTTGGATACAATTTTAAGGGAGAATTAGATATTATCAATGAGGACATTAATGACAATGATAATGAGAATAGGTAAGCATGAGAACAAAGATTATCCGAATGATGGGTGTTGGATATGTGATTACGGTGACTTTGTTTTTACTAATATTATACACATGTCTTGGGGCTATCCTGTGCGTTGTCCTATGTGTGGCGCAAAGTATACAATGGTTAATTCAAAAATTTTTATGATAGGAGGCAAAACATGCCATATTTAGTTAAAGAATTTCGTAAGGAAATAGATTTAAACGGAGACTTAGATAGTCTCTGCAATTACTTCAGCTATATTCATAAAGACGAAGATGCTGTTGGTGCATTAAATTACATTATCTGCCGACTTGTAACAGCAAGATTAGGTGAAGCAGGTTTAAAATATGCAAAAATAAATGGGTTACTTGGGGCAATTGAATGTGCAAAATTAGAGATTTATAGAAACGTAGCCGAAAGTTATGAAGATAAAAAAGCTAGACAAAACACAGATGTATTTACTGAACCATCTTCAGCTACTAATTTAGCTTGGGCAGGTGGTTTTTTTGAAGGTGAAGGATGCTTTTATGCAAGTTACTATAAACAAAAAGAAAACGGAACTAAAAATTTTAGAACACATGCAACTTTAGTACAAAAAGACAAAGGGCTGCTTGAAGAATTTATGAATGTAGTTAAATGCGGAAAGATTGATAGTGGAAACGATAAAGGATGTTATTCATGGTTTACGTCTAAAGTTGGCGAAGCTGAAAAGGTTTTTAATTTGTTAAGACCGTATTTAGGACAAAGAAGGCAAGAAAGATTTTTATATTTAAACGAAAAAGAACACGAACAGACCTTTGGAAAGGAATTAAAACTTACGTGTAAGCGCGATCATTTTTATACCGAAGAAACAACACGTTTTAGAAAGGATAAAATAACAGGAAAATGGAGTAGGGTTTGTAAAATCTGTGCAAAAGAGGACGCACAAAAACAAAGGAGCATAAAATAGAGTGAGTTATCCAGATATAACACCAGAGTTTGAAAAGAAACATAAAGAATCAATGGATTTGTGGTATCTTAAGAACTTCAAAACATTATGGGAACTAACGCTTGCAAGTAACGTAGCATTACTAGTTAAAAAGATTTGGATACTGAATAAAGTACAACCAAGTACTAGTATTGTTAAAGCAACAGCACGTGTCCTTATTATGATGGCAGAAAGAATGATACACAATACTGCCGAGTTAGAAAAATTAAAAAACAAACAGGAGAATACCAATAATGACAAAAGACTATGAAACAAAAGATTCAGGTAAACGTGTTGATTACGATTCAGGCATGAGGCGTGATATTGCTGAAGGGAAACCTAGATTTGATTTACTTACAGCAAAAGGTATTGACTTGCCTCAATCAATGTTGTATAGGTGGGCCATGTTAATGGAACGTGGTAGAGCTAAGTATGGGGAAAGAAATTGGGAAAAAGCTAATAGTAAAGAAGAATTTGATAGGTTTAAAAATAGTGCAATCCGACATTTCTTTCAATGGTTTTTTGAAGTAGACGATGGTGAGGATCATGCAGCAGCAATTATGTTTAATGTAAATGCAGTAGAAACTTTAATGGAAAAGGGGATTGAAAAATGAAATACTATTTCACTAATGGTACAGCAGAAAGGGTAAGAGCAAGGGAAGTACAGTTGCTTATTGAGAAAGCAACTGGACTAGTTCTCGCGAATCCTTTCTATAATCATGCAGGTACACCCACTAAAGAGATTCAACAACTTGATAAAGGATTGCCTACAGACGTATCTCCTGCTGAAATTGTAGAGAACGATAAGAAAATGATACGAGAGTCGGCAGGAATTATAGCGTACATAACAGACAAAGCAAGTTTTGGATCTGCTATGGAAATCTTTTATGCACATGATGTACTAGGTAAGCCTGTGTATACAATATGTCTTAGTGAAAAGTTACGTAGGCATCCCTGGTTAAGACAGTATTCCAACGAAGTGTTTGATTGTGTTGATAGCTTCTTAAAATTTGCATACAAAAGGTTGGTGGCTAATGTTGGCCAAGCAAAAACAAGTACCCCTAGTAATTGATACCGAGACTTCTGGACTTAATCCGCATACAGCGAAGTTACTAGGTATCTCCATTTATAGGGCAGGGATTTCAGCATACAGTCCTAAACCAAGTGCGTTTAGTACCGATGGAACCGAGTTTTTTATTGCACATAATGGAAAGTATGACGCTATTGTAATACGTAATAATTTAGGCACTAAAATTACAATAGATTGGGATACTATGATAGCCGAATATCTCCTTAACATCAATGAGCGTAAGAAGTTAGAGATAGTATACGAAAGATATACTGGTAACAAGAAGAAAGATTTAATGGACTTGTTTCTTGAAGCAAACCCACAATTAAAGGGCAGGAAGAAATTACCTGACGGTTGGTGGGAAGATACGTACCGAGTAACACCAAAGACAGGTAAGAAAGTATTAAGGCACTACGGAATAAAGGAGGAAGTACTCGCAGAGTACGCACAAGCAGATGCGAAAGCAACATACGACCTATATACTTTTCAGAAGAAAAGGTTTGAAAAAGAACCAGAGCTATATAACTGGTTTAAGACTGTTGAAATTCCGATGCTTAACATTCTGGTACAAGCTGAACTACAAGGTGTGCGGATTGATATTGAGTATCTTAAAACACTTAAAGAAAAGTTTGAGAAAGAAAAGCTAGAAGTTGAGGCTGATCTATCACAGCTAGTAGGCAGAGAAGGTGTAAACTTTAACAGTCCTCAACAGCTACGAGAGATTTTGTTTAAGGATTTTAAACTTAAGACAACTAAAAAAACTAAAACTGGTTTCTCAACAGACAAACAAGTGCTTACTAAGTTAGCTGAATCTCATGCATTTCCAAAACTACTATTACAAATGAGGGATTTGGCTAAGAACTTAAACACTTTTATTGATCCGTTGATTGAGAAAGCGGATAAGAGTAGTAGGATACACCCTACATACAACCAAGCATTAACGGATACACGCAGGTTTAGCTGTGCTAATCCAAACCTACAGCAGATACCCATACGTAGCGAGTTAGGTAAGCTAATCCGTAATGCTTTTATCCCTGCTGATGGGCACAAGTTTTTAATTGCTGACTATTCACAGATTGAACTACGATTGTTTGCACACTTTACTAAAGATCCGTATCTGCTTAATGCATTTAATAATGATGATGCAGACATTCACCAACAGACCGCTAACTTGCTTAAGATTACTAGAGATAAGGCAAAGATATTTAACTTCTCTTTGATCTACGGCAAGACAGCATGGGGCTTGGCACACGATTTTAATTGTTCAACTCAAGAAGCACAAAGCATGATTGATAAATTCTTTTCTAAACTAACGATAGCAAAGGATTGGATGGACGAGCAAGAGGTACAGATACTTCGTAATCATGGGTGGACTAAGAACCTTGCAGGTTTACCGTTGTATGTTGAAGGATGGGATTCACCTGATGAATGGGAACGCGCACACGCCATGCGTTGTGCTGTCAATTATCCTATTCAATCCAGTAGCCAAGATATATTAAAGAAAGCTATTGTTGCTATTCATAATAGATCAAAAGAAGTACCTGTTTTAATGGTACACGATGAACTAGTTTACGAAATTGCAGGTAATAGTAATTGGAAAAATCATGTAACTCTTATGGAGAACGCATGGAAGCTAGTTGTACCAATTAAAGTTGATTGGAAGATTGCAGATAGATGGACAAAATAATTTACACACTAAACATATTTGTTTTAATAATTCTTATAGTCTTATTCAGTAACACGTTTTATAAACGTGAAATTAAATGGACAGATGTAGTAATGATAATTAATTGGATTTTATTTACAATATGTTTTATCTGGAGGATACAACAGCTATGAGAAACCTTGTGATAGCGACTTTAATATTTTTTATATTCTGGATTGGTATGATGATTACTGATCTGTCTAGTAATTTTTTAATTGAACAACGCTTAGAGTTACTAGAAAAATCAGGACATATTTTTAAAGGACAAGATGTATTAACTAAAGAAACAGACAACTTTATTGTCTATGGATTTATGCCGATTGATGCAACAGATGTTGATGGGCAAGACGTAAAGTTACATATACCTTTAGCAGTTAGTGAAAAGAACCTGCAAAAATATGCAGATCAAATAAGAATAGAGGCGGTGAATTACAATGAAGATTTTTAAGGTAATAACTTATAGCTTATTTGCTATATTATTATTTAGTGCTGTAGCATTTGGAGACACAGCTTACAACGTGACAAGTGACGCAGACTGTATCTATTACACTATGGAGAATGGGGATGAGGTAACAGACTGTGGTAGTTGGTTTAAAGTTATTGGACGAAAACCAAACCTTGATCCCTGGTTTCAGGCTAAGCAGGCGTACAGTCGGCAAGAGTTAGGACGCATCTTACGTAAGCATGAGATCGAAGTAGAAGAAAGAAAGATTGAAGTTCTTAGATTATTGCAAGAAGAATTCGCAACTGAAGGTGGAGACACGTACATCAACACACACGCAAGCGGTGGAACCTTACAATCAGGAGATCAGAACCTTACAAACCGCCTTACAAATAGAAACACTAGTACAAATAAAAATACAACAACAAGTAAGTCAACGAGTACAAGTAAATAGTTTGATATAAGGAGTAAACTTGACAAATGTACTTAAGTATGGTATACTTGTAATAGGAGCAAGAAAGGAATCCAATGTCAAACGCACCTAGATTTTACACAGCACCAGGAGATAAAGAAGAAAAGAAGTTAGTTAGTGTTACATCTATCACTAGCTGTGCCATGAAGTACGGTCTGCTTGGATTCTACGGTAAGCATGGTAACAAAGAAGCAGGACGTATTGCTAAAGAAGCATCAACTATTGGTAATGATTTACATACGTATATGAATTACAAAGTAACAAGACCTGCTGATACGTTGATGCCTATTGAATCTGATCAATCAAAGGTTGAGTTGATGTTTAGTAACGCTGATAAGTTTATTAAGCAGTTTAAACCTAAAGCAATAGCAACAGAACTGACTGTATATAATGTGCCTGATGGTTATGCAGGTACACTAGACTTCGTTGGTACAGTTAAAGACGGTATCAAAGAAGTACTAATACTTGCAGATTGGAAGTCAAGTGGTAGTGTATATAGTGATTACTACCTGCAAGTTGAAGCATACTATCGTGCGTTACTTTACAGTCTTAAGCGTGGACTTATTGAGTTTCCCACAGTAATAGGGAATATTGAACTTTGGGTAGTTCGGTTGCCTAAAGATGATCATTTTAATCCCAAGACCGATGTAACAAAACTTGAACCAAACGTAATGCGGTTCAAGGCATTTTTAGGCTTAAGAGACTATTTTTACTGGACAAAGGAGGCTAAGAAAAATAGATGAGTCAATTAATAGAAGGTTTACTAGTAGAAAAACGCGGTGTTAAGACAGGCTTAACGAAGAAAGGCAGTAAGTGGTTTCGTACTGACTTTACCGTTAAGGATACAGAAGGTGAAGTGCTGTCTTGCAATACGTTTGGTAGATTTAACCAAGATTTCATCGGGCAACATGTACAATTCAACGCAGAGTATAATGAGAAGTTTAACAACTATGCGGTGGACGGTGACATTTCGGCTAGTGGTAATGGGCATAGTGAGGAAGCAGAAGAAGTTTCTGAAACACCTGCTACTCCTAAGCGCAGAGGTAGACCTGCAAAAGCTAAGGCTCCTGCAACGCAGGGTATAGCTGATGCAAGTGATAGAGAAGCGTATCGTTCTGATGCAGAGGAAGCTGTCACACGCAACCTTAAGTCAGCACATGCGATTCTTAAGTCATTAAAGATTAAAGAAGATGCACAGGCTTTAGTCTTAGTTGCAGACATGGTTGGTCGTACACAAACAGCCATTCTGTTAGACAAGCGTAGAGGATAGATACTCTGGTACGTAGGGTGCAACGCCCTACGTACCTGTAATCCTAAAGGAGAGACAAATGAATAATTCATGTTGTTTAGTTTGGAAACAAATGTCATTGGCAGTTAAGAAATTAGAACTAGAAAAACTCGACAATTTATCTGAATCAATTCCAAACTACACACTAGCACCTGCGTATGATTTGTTAGAAGGTATTGGTAATTATTGTCCTAAGTGTGGTGCAGTATCGCAGAATTTAACTAAAGAAATTGTTGAAGAAAAAGTTATTAAACAAGACGTTAAAGAAACTGTAACAACGACTGACGCTAAACCAAGAACTATAAGCAGAGTTAAGTGTCCTTATTGTAAGGGATCAGGCGTACTAGGGCGAGGATTAGCACCAGAACTAGGTAAAAATGAGACAGCAGAACTGCGTTGTATGAACTGTCAAGGTACTGGTACAATGTCTGTTACTCCAAAGGTTGATCCAAAACGTATGAAAGAGATCGCACAGAAATCTGCAGAACTAGAAAGCAAGCAAACGCCTGAAGCTAAAGAGCGGATCTTGAAAGCAAAGCACAATGATATTTAATAAGGATCACGCGACTATAACGGACGTTGGGCCGACTGTTGATATGCTTAAGGTTAGTTTTGATCTTGGCTTTAACATTAGTACTACTGTTCAAGTACGACTAGCACGTGTACTAGCACCGCGAGATCCAATTAAGAATCGAGAAGCAATTGATTATTTAATGCATAAAATTAAGTTTGCAAAAGAAATGAAAGTTGTAGTTTACAAAGCAGGTAGAACAAATAATTATTTAATTGATTTGTTTATCAATTCAAATAATTTAAATACTGATTTAATTAAGAAAGGTTACGCAAAAAATTATGAAAGAAAAAATTATTCTAGAAAATAAAGCCCAATGCAAGCTTTGTAACGATATTATTATATCAAAATCTGTGCATAATTTTGTTGAATGTAAATGCGGAGAAATTTTTGTTGACGGTGGGAACGAATATTTAAGGCGTGGTGCAACTGATTTAAAAAATATTATTGAGTTAAGTAAATATAAGAACACTAAAAAATAACTAAGAAAGATGAGGAAATAATTCTTGAACTGGATATTAAAGAGATTAATAAGAGAACCTGATACGGTAATACCACCAGATGAAGGGTATCCTGGAAAACGAATTCCACAGTATACTAAGTTCTATTGTTGGATACTAACAGCAATTGATTTTAGATATTGGTTTTGTAAATGTGGTTACACTTATCCGTATGGTTTATGTTTTATTTCAACGTGTAAAAAGCATTGGAACTGGGGAAATAAATGACAATACCAGGCGAAGGAAGTGGAAAAGGTGATACACCAAGAAAAGTAAACAAAAAAGAATTTGATAAAAGCTATGAAAGAATATTTAAAAAGAAATCTTGGTCATGGTTAAATAAAGTAAAGTTAGAAGAAAAGGAGAAGAAAAAAGATGAATGAATCTCCATTACAATTTGTTAAAGAACAAAAGTGGAAATATAAAATTACTGGAAAAGAAATTGAAGTCGGTTGTCCTTTTGATGAATGTCCGAATCAGGGCGAACCACAGTTTTACATTAACATAGAAACAGGCAAGTGGATTTGTCACAGGTGCGATCAAAAAGGTAACAACCTAAGATCACTAGCGTTTAAGTTAGGGCTTATTACTCTGCAAGAGCCTGTCAAAAGTAAGCATATCTATATACCAGATAAGGACTTACAGAAATATCAAGCACAGCTTAAAAGTAATAAACATGCATTAACTTACTTAAGAGAGACTAGAGGACTCAAGGACTCTACCCTTCATCAGTTCAAATTAGGCTTCAAGGAAGTAGATGGACACCCTGCTATTGTAATACCAGACTTTGACGCAACTGGTACATGCGTAGGACTTAAGTATCATTTCTACACTAGACCTGAAGGTGTAACGTCTAAGTATAGAAAGGAAGCAGGAAGCAAGACACAGTTCTTTAATCTTCATCGGATTGATTTTAATCAACCGCTAATCGTAACAGAAGGAGAATATGATGCAATCTCATTATGGCAGTTCGGATATGAAAACGTGGGAAGTATACCAAACGGTGCTAATGGACTTAACGGATGGATTGAAGAAATTAATCCTGCAAAAGAAATACTCATCTGCTTTGACAATGACCCTGCAGGTAATGAAGGTGCTGAAAAACTTGGAGAAAGACTTGGATTGTCTAAATGTAAAAGAGTTTACCCAAGACTCAAAGATGCTAACGACTATCTTCAACTTGGACTAGGTAAAAAAGATATTGACTTTATATTCGAGCATGCTGAATCAATGTTTACTGCGCCTGTCACCCAACTCGTACAGTACGTGGATGGAGCAAGACAGATTATTGATGATCCAGAAAAAGCAAAAGGAATCTCAACAGGATGGACAAATGTGGATTTCTTACTTGGTGGAATACGTCCTGGTGAAGTTACAATTTCATCAGGATTAACAGGGCATGGTAAGACTACATTCGCTGTGTCACTTATAGGCAACTTAATGGAGCAAGATATAAAGTGTTTAATTGTATCACCAGAAATGAGAGAGTACTACTTGCTTCTGGAACTCGCCAACAACTTTCACCAACGTAGAGTTAAGAACCATAAGGAACTCGATGAGTTTATCGCCCATGCATCAGACAAGGTACATATTGCTAGAGTGTTTGATATGTGGACAAACAAGACCAAAGGATCTTTACTCGATAGAGTCTTTGATGTAATTGAATACGCTATTAGGAATAATGGAATTAAGTTTATTCTTTTAGATCACTTGCGTTTGTTCTTGTCAGTTGGTCAACAGGATCAAGAACGATTTGCAATTGATGAGTTCATGCAACGCTGTGTACGTACGGCTATTGCACATGGCGTACATATCTGGTTGATCGTACAGCCGAAGAACTTACCTGCACAGCAAAAGAAAGTAACGATGCATGATCTTAAAGGATCAAGTACTATCTCTCAAGACGCACATAATATTTTACTGATCCATCGTGAACAGGATAAGAAGAAAGAGAATCTTGTACACGTAGACGTAGTTAAGAATCGAGAATTTGGAACTACTGGTACTGCTGTACTCGAATTTAATCTTAACAGCAGGGCTAACTATTCGGAATAAGAAAGGAACACAATGAGTAAAGCAAAGATCTTATTTCTTGACGTTGAGACAAGCCCATGTAAAGCATACGCATGGGGTCTTTGGGATCAGAACATTGGATTAGAGCAGATTATACAGGATAGTTACATGCTGTCCTGGTCTGCTAAGTGGCAAGGAGAAACAAAAGTAATGTCTGATGGGCTTATTAATTATAAATCAGTTTACAAGAAAGATCCAACTGATGAGCATTGTCTTGCTAAGAGTATCTGGAAGTTAATGGACGAAGCAGACATTGTTGTTGGTCATAACGGAGATAATTTTGATATCAAGTGGTTGAATACTGTATTCTTACGTAACGGACTACAGCCACCAAGTTCATACAAGAGCGTAGATACACTTAAGGAGTCAAGAGGTAACTTCTATCAGCTATCTCATAGGCTTAACTTCCTATGTCAACGCTTAAGCATTGGTCATAAGCTGAAGCATGAAGGCTTTGAACTCTGGAAGAAGTGTATGGATGGTGACGTGAAAGCATGGAAACGAATGATTCATTACAACGCTAAGGACGTAGTGTTACTTGAGGAACTATACGACCTTATTAAACCGTTTATGAAGAACCACCCAAATTTGGCCCTGTATACAGAGTCAGAGGATACTACCTGTCCTACTTGTCAAGGTACTAGCTTTCGTAAAAAAGGGTACGCTTACACGCAGAATAACAAGTATCAGCGTTGGGTGTGTAACAATTGTGGAAAAAATGTAAGAGAAAAGAAAGGGCTATTAAATGGTAAAGCCAAAAATATTAAGAATCCAAGAGGTTAAATGCATACCACTACTGCTACAGCTTCTAAGTCTGTTGTGTGTTTTAGTTGGTATTTTAACGCACGCTATTTTCTGGATACTATTAGCAGTATGGTGTAGTTTAAATGACTCCTGATGTTTTTAAAGCTCTTGTTGATCTTCATCATGGAATATGGACTGCAGATCTGATAGGCCAGGATTTCATTTGGCTCTTTCAAAATGTACTATCGCCAAGAGAGCGTAGTGTTACAGAACTAAAGATTCAAGGGCTTAATAATGCAGAGATATCAAAGCAGTTAGGAATTAAAGAGACAACTGTGAAACGTGTTACGTATGATATTCAATACAAATACCGTAATGGGATGGAGAATCGTGTGAGTGACTGGCCAGTTGTTAGAGAGAATTTAAAACGATTAGGATTAAATTCAAAAGGAGAAAAACAAAATGATAAAAAATCTAATCAGAAAGAAAGTTCAGGAGAGTCTGCATAAGTATCTCAACCCACAGACATTCGCAGATATTTTGCAACATGTCGTGGAACATATCGAAGTAAAGGCGGTGAAAGATGGGATCGTTATCCGTTATACGAAAAGAGTCTAAGCGACCGTACAAGAAGCGCAGGAAACAAAAACCTGTAATTAAAATTACAAGTGATATGCTAAGTGTTTGCTCTGTAGTTTTAGACGCAGGAATTCTTGCCTTGCTTGTTTTATGGTTTGTGTTAGAAATAACTGGAACAATAGGTGCAAGATGAGTTATATGAAGAATAAAGATATTGATCGAAGAAATCAATCAATGGAAGAATTAGTGGAAAGCATAGCTAAAAGGCTAGGATTGCCTAAGAGTAGGGCAAAGAATATCTTGCCAAAGGTAGGTACAGAATTCGTAGTAGAGGGGATTGTGTACGAAGTTGAGTATACACGTAATAATCCTTTACGCATTACTGCCAAACCTAAGTCTGTGTATATTGATTCTAAGACTAGAGGAACAATTAAATTAGGTTTACTTAAGAAGCGTTGGAAAGACAAGTTCTATGATGTTAGATTTAAAATCTTGGATAGATTGGGGAAGATATGATGGAAAAGATAGTTAAGTGGTGTGATGGTACAACATGCGAGTTAAGTGAACTAGAGGAATACTTGCTGTTTATGAGTGATGACTATGTAATCGTTGATGAGGAATGAGAATCCTCTGATAAGTTGCACTCTCGGTTGTAAGATTAACACCCACCACCATAATGTTAGGGTACCCTAGAAAGTAGGGTAAACGGGAAGTAATGAGGAGTCTACTCGTAAGTAGACTAAAGGATCGGTGCAAAATATGCACATTGCATTATGGAGAGTAATTGAGCCGTAACTCAAGTTTGATTCATAATGATAGACAACCAGAAGGAGGGAGCCATGGGTAAGATGAAGGATAAGGCGATTGATAGAGCGAATGAGGAGCTTACCAAAGCCCTCGCTCAAGCTCGATCTGAAGGCTACAACCAACACGTTGAGGTAATGAAAAAGAAGCTCCCCTGCGGGCATTTGGTCGGTATGATGGCTGACGGTATCAACTGCTTTGCCTGTGAGGTAGAGAAACGCAACACCCCAAGAGAGGCCGCGTACCAGAAGGGCAGGGAGGATGGGATGAAGGAGGAGAGGGAAAGGTGTGCGAGGATTGCAGAACAGAAGTTTGAAATGTCAATCCCCGATGAGTGTCCTGGTGATATTAGTGGGTGCGATGTTAATCATTTACGAAGCGTTAAGCGTCATGGTGATTGGCGAACAATAGCCGAAGCTATCCGCTCAAGCGGTAAGGGGGAATCATGAGAGAGATTAAGTTTAGGGCGTGGGATAAGGATGGAAACTGGGATCATCCATGTGATACCCCAAAGATGATGTACGGCGACATAGTTATGCGTAACATAGCGTCTCTATTAGTTGATAAAGTTGTTAAAGTTATGCAATACACCGGTCTCAAAGACAAGAATGGTAAAGAGATTTATGAGGGGGACATCTGTCGTCAAAAATTTGGAGATAAAATTACTGTTGGTGATGTCAGAATCGAGAGCACTCGTGGTGCTGTCCTTGGTGGACATACACCATGTTGGCCTCACGACATTGAAATCATCGGCAACATCTACTCCAATCCAGAGTTACTAAGCGGTGAATCTAGGCGGGAAATTGACCGCAAGGAAGATGACCACACCCACAAATGGGGCCCCAACCTGATGTTCGGTCAGGATACGGGCATGGAGCAGTGCGGGTGCGGGAAGTATAGAAGGAAGCAAGATGAGCGAGAGTGAGCATATCTCCGATAGATGAATAAGAAACTATTCAGGAAAATATTTAGAGTAATTCTAGCGTTACTACTTTGGCCTGTGTTTCTAGTGGCCTGGGGGGTTTGTTTGACTTATGTGTTGGTGGAGCAAGATGAGCGAGGAGAGTAATTATTTCTCTGCTAATACGTAAGCAAGGATTTTATTGTACATAGCTTCGTTAAAGTAGTAGCTACTGAAGTGTTCGTTAGTAGTAATCTCGTTGTAGATGTCTAGTTTAGGAAATGGTTTACGTACTGGACGAATCATTTCTTCAACTGTATTATTAATCATGCCCCAAAATCCACAGTTAGCAAAGCCTGGAGGCCCAAACGGAGGCGGTGCAAACTTAGTAATCTCATCATTCTTAGACGAATACACATAGATCTTAGAAATTTCACCCTTGTTTAATTCTTCATCAAGTTGATTGTACTGCAAAAAAGCAGAGATAACGCCTGCCACAATATGTACAGTACTAACCTTAAGTGGTAAATCCTTCATAACTTCATGTGCAATCCAAGTACCAAAAGAATGTGCTACGATATGAATCTTAGCTTCAGGATTATTCTTACGAGCTTTTCTAATAAAGGCTTTAAGTCTACCTGCATAGTAGTTTCTAAGATTCTTAGATATAATTGATTGACTAGGAAGTGTAGATACCCAGGGAAGTATACCTAAAAAATTAGATACGAAAGGATACTTGTAGTTTAATACACGAACAAAATCAGATCGTTGAAGTAAGTAAGCCTGCATTTCATCCTGCCATTTAGACTTATTGACACTAGTTTGAATTCCATGTATTGTAACAATTATATGTTTAACCATGTTGTTCCTTTCGGATATACAGTTTATTTGCAAGATCCCTAATATCTTGTTTATTAGTTTTAACTTCTTCTTTAATTGCTTGGGTAATCAGACTTGTTTTATCATTTACTGAATCAAGTTTAGTTTCAACTCTACCCATCCACATACCGAAAGCTACGGACTGTAGAATAACTACAAGTGCGAAACTAAATACCCAACCTTTAGTACCGTTTAATTCAAAATGCGTATTCATTGGTTGAAACCTAAATCCTTTAGAATATCATTATCGGATTTCTTCCCTTTAGATTTATCTTTTTTCTTTCGTGGTCTATTAACATCGAAAGTTTGTGTACCTGCTCCAAATGTCGCAAGCCCAGTAAGCCCTGCAATTTCTTCAGGAGATAATTCATCATCTTCAATCATATCGTATAAGTCCTGTAAAACAAAGGGAACGAAATTATTCATTAATTCATCCGTTAGCGTAGTCTCATCACCAACAAAATTTGTACCTCTAAGTAGTCTAATGCCCATACTTACAGTAGGGGCTGCTTTACTCTCTAAAAATCTACCAACTGTATCTAATCTTCCGCCTGATTTAAAGCCTTCACTAAGACCTCTCACTTCACCGCTTTTAATACCTTTAGTTTCATTAGTTACCATACGTGCAAGAAATACCATAATCTGTGAGAAACCGCCCATGATATCTAAACGGGTATTTTTACCAACTCTAATCTTTCCAAAGTCACTACTTCGCATATCAGTTTCAACTTCCATACCTGCCGTAGTAGCTAAACCAAGTACTGTTCCAAATAATCCTGCTGTACCAATAAGAGATTTTAACGCTTCCTTACGAACTGCAGGATGAAGTCTAGCATAAAAGACAGGATTAACTAGCTGTATTCTTGACGCAACAAATCGTGGAGAAAACAGAACTTGAGCAAGCGGAACCATAGCATGTTCAGCAGATGCTGCAAGACTTCCTAGATTTTTTGATGCTCTAATAATAGAACCTCTGCCTGTTGCTGCATTAATAAATCCACCAAGACTTTCTAAAAAATGCTGATCAATTGCTACTCCTGCTTTTTCAGATTGCTTAAGAACAGTATCAAATACATCGGCACGTAATTTGTTTAAGAAAGCAACTGCTCCTCTATTAGATGCTTTAATAACTTTACCAATACCTACTGGAAGTTTTTCTGCTAATCTTGCACCTATAAAAAATTCTTCTTGCCTAGTTAAAGAACCACTAGGAGAAGTAATACTTAGTTTTGCTTTCTTCATAAGATCAAATGAAGGACGTTGAATAATATCAGCAGTTGCATCAATAAATCGTTGTTGACTAAAGAATGATCTAAACATTGTAGGAAATGCACCAAAGAATTCTTTGGGCCTAGTAGCAAAGAATATGCCCTGTCTAAGAGGCATAGAGAAATCAAAGCTACTCATCATAGCACGTGGTATACCAAGTAATTCAGGTATAACATCTATAGCATTTTCTAAATTACTTCGTTGAGATCTAAGTGCTGATACCATATCATCACCAAAGATACGTCCAAGAATATCCATTTCGCCTCTAGTTGGCACTTGGCCTTGTAAGGCTTTAGCTAATGCTTCACGTGCAGTAATAGTTTCTGCATAGTCTACGTGTTTTGTACCCTTAATAATATCATATAATTCAGTAATGTTTTCTTCACTAAATGCTTCTCTAATTGCTTCAAATCTTTTCTTAGGAAGTTCACCTGCAAGCGCAGCTTTCTCTTGAGCAAAACCTGCTTCACCGCCTGTGCGTGTGCCTATTTCTCTTGCTCTAGCCAAGCGTCTGCCACGTTCTGCAGTTACAGCAGCTTCCTGGCTTCCTCTAATTGGTTTAGCTTTCTTTAATGCATCAGTAACTTTTTTAACAATTGTTTGGGATCGTTCTTGAGTTTTAAGTATTGAATCTTTAGGTTTAAAATCTCCAACAATTTTAACTGCTAAATTTTTAAGACGTTCACCAAAGGGCTTAACATTTACTGGTTTAGGCACAGGTATTTTAGTAGCCGTTTTAGCTGCAACTTCTCCTGCTTCTTTTCCAATAACTTCAGCAGCTTTTCCTGCACCGCTAAATAGTACATTTAAAGGATCTGTTAATACCTCTGCTATCAATCCTAATGATGCTGACGGACGTTCTGCAATTTCTTTGCCTGCCGCACCACCTAAATTAGCAGGAGTAATAAAGTTTGCCCCTTTTATTCGTAACGGATCGTCTGTTGGAACAGCATCCGTAATTCCAAGTGATTCTAACGCAGGTGCAAATATATCTTTTCCAAATTTAGACGTTGGCTTAATTAGCTGTTCACTAACATTAGGTAAACTAGCAGCACCTATTGGCCCTGCTAATAGAGATTCTGGTTTAGCAATATTCTTTAAAGTCTCTACTCTTACAGCCTCACTTCGTGGTTGAATTTCTTCAGTAAAGAACTTTGCAGCCTTAAACAGCTGTCCAGGTGGAGTTTTAGAAGCAGCACTAATTAGAGATTGAAGAAAATCTTGTTTATCATCTTCATCCCTGATATCAGCCTTCTCTCCAATATCAACAACGCTATCTTCAATTTCTTCTCGCCCTATCTGTTTTTCAATTTCATCGAAATTAAATTTGCCCATTAGCTAAGGTTTCCTGTCATACTAATTTCAGTTCCAGGTTCTCGTCTTTTATTTATTGCTCTAATAAGAGAACTCAATTTAAAGTTATTTGTCAGTTTTTTAAGTTCATTAGTCATTTTACTGCCTAATTCATTACGCTGTGCTTTACCTTCTAAATCATCTAAAGTTTCTTCAACATCTTGTTTTGTTTTAATTTTAGATTCAGGAAATGCAGAGGCAATAAAATTAAGATCAGGAATTTTATCCTTTTGAACTTCAAGAAGAATAGCTTTAGCTGCATCTTTTGTATTAGTGGTTTCTATCCATTCTTCGGTATCGTTTTCAAGTTTAAAAATTCCCCATTCTTTAGGTTCACTCGGATTATCTTTCTCAATTCGTTTAATAACAAATTCTTCTCCACCAACAATTGCAGTAAATTCGCCAGGAAAATTAGTCTTTTTTAATTTTACTTTATCAAGTTCACTTTGTGGAGTAAATTTACCACCAACCGTTATACCGTCCTCTGAACCTTCGCTTGTTAATTTAAACGCAACTGCAGTACCCTCTCCACCACTTTTTGCGCCCTCTAATGCGCCTTGATTTTTTAATGCTTGTAATCTTTTAACTCCAGTTTGAAACGGATCTTGCTGTTGTCTTTCCTCATTACTTAGGTTGCGCCGTCTTTCAGTAGAGAACGCTTCAATTTCTTTTAAACTATCCTCATAATTAACAATACCTTCTTCAGATAGTCCTGATTTATGTTGAATAGCATGTTGCAATTCATGTAAAATAACCCTTCTCATAACGTCAGGTTCTTTAAACTTATCGTGAAACTTCATGTTTAAAAAGATTGTATCCTCTTTAGCAGAATATCCAGCTATGGCACGTTCATCATTCAGAAAATCAACTGGTCTAACACTTACGTTTTTAAGATCAGGAAACTTAGAGAATAATTCATCGTGTTTTAACACATTCTCAATAGGTAATGGCAAGTCATCACCACCCTTAAGAATGTGTGCTAAAAACTGGTCGCCCTCACTTTTAGGGCTAAACTGGCTCGGAAATTTACTAAGTTGTAAACGTATTTTAGAGTCACGATCACTAATCTCAACTCTTGGCTTCTTATCAAAGACTGAACTAAAAGCCCCTTCTTCTTGTCCTGATTCAGATGGAATAAAACTCTTATCTACCGTAGCAGTAGGTTCCGCAGGTACGTTAATTAAAGGTTCTTGTGTATCTTCCGTTATAGGAAATTCGCCTGTTTGCGGTGTTGTATCCGATATAGGGGTAACTAATGGTTCAGGCGTAGTATCGTCAATAGGCGTGATACTTGGAACATTTTGCGGATCTGTAGAAACAAATCCTTCATCCTCTAGTCCTAGTCCAAGATCACCGAAAGCTGTAGGAGCAACCGCAGGAGGCGGTGAAAATGCACCTGCTAGTGTTGTATCTCCTTCTTCGTCTGGAGCAGCTAATTGTTCCATAGCTAACCTAATTCTACGCTCATCTAAGAACGCATTTTCATCATTCTTTCTTGCAATACCTTGTTGTTTTAAAAGATCAATTGCTTCTGCTCTTGTAGTCTCATCTACAACAGGTTGTTTAGGTTGCTGTTCTTGAATAAGTGTTTGTGCATCTTCTGGTGAAAAGCCTTGTTCAAGTAATGATTCAAGTGTATCACCGCCTGTTGGTGTAACTTCAGGTGTATCAGGCGATCCAGTTAATCCAAATGCTTCTAATGCTCTTTGTCCAATACCGAAGGGTAGTTGGGCTGCTGCTGCTTGGCCTAAAGTTCGACCAAACTGCGAAGGTGCTTTAGGTTGTGACTCTGCATCTAATACTGTATTAAGACTTTCTTCATCTCCAGTAGCACCCTGTTCTATTAACGATTTTATACGATCATCTAATTTAGTTTTTTCAATTGTTTGAAGTTTCTTTTGAATACCTTCATTAAGTATTGTTCGTCTTTCTTCTTCACTTGTTGCTTCTCTAAGACGTTCAGGCAAAGTCCTATTATCTTTCTTAGGTTTCTGCCCTGCTAATTCTCGAAACGCGTCAGTTTCGAAATCTATGTTTCGTAACCGTCTTTGAAGATCTGTTAGTTTTCGACCGTCTGCCATTATCTCCCTCTAAACGCCCTCTGTGTTTTTTGAAGATCTCTCTGAAGTGCACGAATACCTGCTCGTCCAAAATCAGTTTTTTGATCAAATTTAAGAATACGTCTTTCAAATTCATTTTGAAAATCTCTAAAAGTTGGGCCTGACTCGCCTACTGCTTGTGGTCTACGGCCTTTAGCAATACCTCTTGCTGTCTTGGCAGCAGCCCTAAAAGGCGCAGTACTAAACGCTCTAGTACCTGTAAATTGTCCTGCTGCTTTACGTCTATTAGTTAGGAGTCTTTGCTGATCAGTAAAATCTTGAAGATTCAAATCTCTAACATTAAATCCACTACCTGCAAGTTCTTGTCGTAATTCGTTAAATGCAGTACGTGCAGCAGGTGTACCTGCAAAAATACCGATATTTCTACCTACTTGAGTCGGATCTATATTATCTCTAATATCTTGGGCTAATTTACGAATGTTACGAAAACCAGAGACACCACCAAAAGGATTAAATCCTGCGAAATTAGCTACTGCACGTGGGCTTGCGCCTGTAGCAGTAGTACCGATAGTTGGTTGAATATCTTGTCCAATATTAAGAAGAAGATCTTGCGTAAGAGCAGCACCGCCTCTACCTCTACGGCGCGGTTTTAAAGATCTTAGAGTACGTGCTTGTATATCAGCTTTTCTGCGCTCATCTAACGCTCTACGAGTTGCTTGTGAAGTACTTACTGCTTGTCCAAGATTTGCTAGATTAGACACACCAACTTCTCGTTGAGCAAACGGACTTGCGCCCAATCCTCTTGATGTAAATTGTTCTAATATTCTTTCATCTTCTCTTGCCATTATGTTAGTTTCTCCGTATTCCCCTTAAAGGCGTATGATATGACATTAACAGGAGCCTTGATCGTATTGCTTGTATTATAAACAAATGATCGTATGCCCCATTGTATCCATTCATTACGCATAGGTAGATTTAATTTTATAATACCATTTAAACTAAAGTCAGCAGCCTGTGTATCCAACGCAACTGTTTTTGCATTAGTTGCATCGGATTCTTTGTTTCTAAATGAATACACATCAACTGATTGACTAGCTGTGGACAGTTCGTAAGTAAGCCAAAATTCAGCAGATTGAGTAACCGTAGGAGGTTTCTCTAAACTGTATACTTTAGTTAAAAATTCTGGTTTAATATACGCAATATAATATGTATCTGCTGTTACTGGATCCGTAGTCCACGCTGTTGATACAGTTATTGATGTTCCGTTATTACTCGATATCTGCCTGTATTCTCCATTTTCATTATCAAGGAATACCCAAAGTCCTTTTAGTCCGTCCCCTGTTGTATTAAAACTAGCACCAGTATCAACCAAAGTAGTAGAAGTACTACTCGTCGGATTTCCAGTAACTGTTCCAGATTCAATCCCATTCTCGTATCCTGTCCAATTGTCATATAAGAAACCTAAATTATCAGTTAATACACCAGAACCTGCTGAACTAGGTGACGCACGAAATACGGACGCACTCATATTTGTTGCAGGAATATTAGACCATGTTGCGTTTTGATTATCAAAAACAAATGAATGATCATTAATGTATAAAAAGTACAGATCATTATCTGTATCATAATACGCGTGGGCAGATGAATAATCTGCAGGATCAAGATCAATTAATGTATCAGTTCCTCTAAATATTTCGTCCATACTTGGAGAAGAAAGACGCACTAATTTAGTACGTGGTTGATCAACAGTTGAACCTGTAAGATCATCTTGTAACTGCGATAACACGCGTAATTTATATACTCCTTGAACACCTGCAAAAAATATAGCATCTCCATTATTATCTACTTCAATCGTTTCGTCAGTTACAGCCCCAATACCTCTGATAATAGGACGTTGCCTAAATGAGTCTGCACCAAAACCTGTAATTTCAATAACTTCATTTGAAGTAAATATAAGTAAACTATTACCTGCTTTAGTCATGCCAGTAACAGGTTTAACTGTACCAGTACGCAGTTTATCCGACTCTAGCCAGTACTGATCAGCATTAGTTCCTGCTTGAACTGCAACTCTTGTAAATGCGATTGTATCGTCTTCAGCAGTAAAAAGCGTACCTTTATATTCTTCAATATATCTAAATGACGGAGCAGTAATTGTATCAATCGTTGTATCTAGTGCTTTATCTAGTGCAACATCGGGTTTACCATCAGTAAACGTTCCTGTTGATTTTTCACCTACTAAGAAAAATTCTTCTCCTTCGGCAACTGTTCTATAAATTCTAAATGTATTCCAGGGATCACTAGGCGCGGATGCTAAAGTTCCTGTAGTCGCTGTTTCAGCACCTGTTATTACAATATCAAATGAATCCCATTCACCGTTACTTAAACAATCTCCATCATTATCAATATCTGAACAACCTGTACGAGCATCAATACTATTTCCACCTGTTAAAGTTGCTGTATCAGCAGAACTAGCTTCAGATTCAATTCCCAGTAAATTATTATAGTGTGTAATTTTATACTGATAATCGGTAGTTGTGGCTGCTGTTCCTTCCAAACATATAGATGCAGTACATGGAAACGAAGTACAAGAACCTGACGCAGTTTTTTGTCCTTCAGAATCTCCTTTAATAAGTGCTACGCAATCTAATCCAGAAGATAGACCTCCTGCGTCACTAGACGCGCTAAAGTCAACGCTTGACGGAGCAGCAACAGCAGCTATAGCAGTTGCACTACCTGAACCTGTCCACACATGCAAGCCGTCAGTTGATGAGTTAAAGTACATCTTATCGCCAATCTGTACACAATCCCCTGCTTCATTTGCCAAAGAACCAAGAATAGAGGTACGCGATGTACCATCAGTACCGTACGTTACAATTTCATCTGATTCACGAACAATAATTTTCTTTGTAGTACCTGCTGCATTTTCATAATAGCACAACATGTTAACCGTAGTATCCGCAGCAGCACTTGTAGTAAGTCTATCTCTGCCCTTTACTGATTGTATATTACCGTCTTTAATGTATAAGTTTTCAAACTTAACATGACCACCAACATCAATCTTATCAGCAGAAGGGTTACGTTGTAATCCCTTAAACTCATCAATAACGGTAATCTCATCTGCCCATACAATTTGGCTACTTACGAGTAGACTAATTGTTAAAAGTGCTATAAGTCGTTTCATATTAAATTAAAGGTTCCCTATCATCAAGCGGATTAAAATCAGTAATTCCACGTTTCTTTGCCCTGTATTCTTGGTTACTAGTCCATTGAAGATTGGCAACTGATTTATACGTCTTTTGTAATTGTTTAAGAGTTCTATCAAAATCTGCTCTAGCTTGCTGAATCCGTACTGGATTCTCGTTCTTAAGATCAACTGCAGCAAGCCAAATAGCACCATGAAGCAAAGGCGCGTGGTTCGGTACGATTGAGTAGTCGTTTCCACCTACTAGCTTTTCAGGAGCAACTAAAGCGTTAATCTCCATAAAGTAATAATCGTCTGGAGTTTCAGAGAATCTAATTACTTGACTACCTTTAGGATTAATTGCATAGCTTTTACCTGATGCAGTAGTACCATCAAACTTCTCTCTAAGTTCAAAGGTATCAGCATCAGTTCTTGTATTAATACGGAATACTTTAGAGTTATCTACAGTTCGAAAATTCATTCCTTCAATATTTGTTGGTAACGTACCGCCTGTTAGTTCAACTGTTGTACTATCATTAGTAACAGCTACCGTACCGTCGTTAAAGAAATCTTCTTGAGTACGTTTGCCAAATGCTGCTCTATCAGGTGTACCTGTAGTTGCAACTGAATGAAATAGCTGATCTTGCTGTACTACATCTAAATCTCTGCCTTCTAACTTAACAGAGATAATACCAGTAACATTGTGTGGTAATACGTAGTCAGGAAATATAATGCTATATGAGATAGCAGACTCTGTTGAATCAGGATATACATCTTCTAAGGTAAGAGTATCCGTTCCTTCGTCTACGCTAAGAATCTTGTAGGCTTTAGAATTAACCAGTAAGTATCCATCTTTCATATCAACAGTAAACGTAGCACCACTAGACGATACAGAACGAGAGGCTTCAGTTACTGTAACTGTACCAGTATTGTATGGTTTACGTGTAGTAATATAAAACGTCTGTTTACGCCATTCCCAATTACGGTCATATACAATCATATCTTGGATCTGGTTTATACGTAGTTTGATTGAAGTTAAAACATTAGCATCAACTGTTGCTGTATCCAGTTTTAAGAATGTTAGAACTTCGTTAATTATTTCGTTAAATGTTACAATCATATTTTCTCCTTAGCTGATTATAATTAGTCTATTACGTCCTGATGCTGCTACGTTTTCAGAACTTGTAAGTTCTTTAGCATTATATCCTTTTAAATAAACTGCTGTTACTTCATCTGGTCTAAACGCTCTATTCGCAACTAATACTTCATCTAATAAGCCATCGTATAATCCGAATGTTCCTGCCGAATCAGCACCAAGTGTAAAATCCGAACCTGTTCCTGACGGATCAGTTGTGTTAGCTGCTGTTGCTGTTTCACTTCCATCTACGTATACAAATACATTTGCTTGATCGTAAACAAACCCTACGTTATACCACGTTGCCGTTGAAAAAGTAGTTCCTGATGTTGATTTAATGCTATTTTGAATAATAAATCTTGTGTCGTTTCCTACATCTAAAATACCATATCCTGTTCCTGTATTTCCTTTATCAAGTATATGCCCAAATCCAGGCTGTGATTCTTGATTCATCCAGTATAATAAAGTAAAATCTGCATCTAAATCAAGTCCAGTTTGAGTACCATCAGTAATACTTAAAAATTCACTATTATCCAATTCAAAATCTGCAGCGTTACCAACTTGTCCTGTTCCTTGTGTAACGGTTGCATTATCTGCAAGAGTATTACCTGTAAGAGCATCTGCCCTTGTTCCTGATGCTTCATCCAAATTCCAATAACTTACAATACCTGATTGTTGAATAGACATTGTTGCTGCTAATGAAGCAATATTTGCATCACTTAACGCTGTGCCTTTCCATACTGCCCAATCTGCCATTTGCCCATTAACCCATTGAGCAACATTACTTCTTGCTCCAACGTACAAAGAACCTGTATCAGTTACATCAACACTTGATGTTCCAGTTCCTATACTTTGTCCATTTATATAGCCAGTAACTGTAGTACCAGATCGTTTACATGCAACATGATACCAGACATCGGCAACTGGATTCCATGCATACCCTGTTTCATCTACTCCACCTAAGTAACATGCAAAAGTTCCTGCTGCTTCTTTTTTAATTGAAATATCATCGTCAACATTATAGGAATAAAATGTTTGCGCACCTGTTGTTGATGTGAATTTTACCCATCCACCAACAGTAAAATCTCCAGTTCCAAAATCAAAATCTGCATTATTTGCTGCTGTAAAATAGTCGTTACTTCCATCAAAATTTGCACTTACAGCTTCTGGATAACCTGCTGCTGATGTAGTAATACTTGCATCTGTTAACGTATGGCTGCCTGCGGAATCTGCACGATTAACTCCACCACTACCATCATTAAGTTCATTCATTTTCCAATAGGCAGTTGGTGCTGTCAAAGAACTATCGTCTGGTCTAAATTCGTATGTTGCTAAATCAACTCCATGAGCAAGAGATTTAATTTCTAGTGACGTAAGAACATCAGAAAAAATACCTACGTCTTTAAGTAGCCCATCAAATCCGTCACCGCCACCTCCTCTTGTACCTAAATAAAAAGTGTGCGCTGTGTCGGTACTTGATGTAGTAAACGCATGTACAGAGTCTACATTTCCATTAATATAAAATGTAACTAAACTATTTGTATCATCATTTATAACAGCCACATGATACCATTGACCAGGATTAAGAGAAGCAGTTGATGCAACTTCACTTGCTGCCCCAATAAAAAATCTTATGGTTCCATTAGTCCTAAATTCGTAGCCTGTATTGCTAGACCATTTACTAACAATTTGACCGCCTGCAGTTGCACTTTCAACTTTAACCCAAGCCACAATAGTAAAGTCACCAGTAAAATCTAACTCGCCACCTGCAGGATCAGACACTAGTGCATGCTGTGTATCACCTGATTCAATATCAAGTGATTGTTCACTTAAATCCCAATATTCAGTTGTTGAAAAAACAGGTGAACCACTTGGTGTTAATGTATTACTATTTGTACTAGAATCTGTATAATCGTTATCAAATTTCCAATAACCTACTAAATTATCGCTTACATCATCAGGACGATATGGATCAGTTAGATCATTAGCAGAAGCTAAAGAGGCTGCGAGACAGGCTCCGATAACTAGCCCTATTGAGAAGCCAATTAGTAGTCTCTTTAGTCTCTCTATATCCATATTAATCCGAATCTATCGTATATTTTAATCTCACACTTAACTGTGTTACAGTTCCAGTTACCGTACCAATATCAACCGTTACGTAATCATTTGCGTCTACAGGCCCATTTGATAGTGTACCATCATCAGAAGTAGTAGTATTACCGCAAGTAATCGTAGTAGCACCATCTAGCCCTGCAGGAGTATCTCCGTCACTATCGTTTTCTTGCATAGTAATTACAACTGACTCACCTGTATCAGCAGGATCAACAATACATTCAATATCTGTTACTGTTACATTTACTTCAGGTTTCCAAATTAAAAAGTTATCTGCATCCGCAGGACTTTCCAGTGTAAAATCAATCTGATCTGTATACTTTAAAACTCTCTTTGCTGCACCATAATAAACTAATTGATCACTTGTAGTATCAACTGCAACTTGACCTGCCGTATCAACTGTAGGGCCAGTACCATTAGGAATTTCTAAATCATCAGCACCACCAAAATCGTGTGTTGCTAACCATACTGCACCATCAGCTTTATTAACTAAGGCTTTATCTGCAACTATAGTGTCTAACTCTGAAAAGGTATCAATATCTGTACTTGCTAATCCTGATGTTGAAATCGTACAATCCGTTGAATCACTTGCATCGTCTACACAGTTAATTCCTGCACCTATAAAATTAACTACATTCCGTTGTGTTAAAGAACTACCTTCATCCTGAACTGTTGTATATCCTAGTCCTGCTAATCCTGCAGGAGTGGCCCATGTTCCATCACCACGCCAAAAGGTTGCTGAAGTTGCACTAGTTCCTGAATTAAGATTAGCTGTTGGTAAATTTCCTGTAACTTGAGAAGCAAGGTTTACATTTGATAATGTATTACTTGCCCCACTAATTGTTTTATTCGTAAGTGTTTGTGTATCATTTATATTAACTAATGTTTCGTCTGCAACGATAGCGTCTATTTCAGCAAATGTATCAATAAGTCCGTTATGTGTAAGTGTTTGGTCTGCAACTATTGTGTCTAATTCAGAGTAGGTATCTATTTCAGTTGACACAATCATGTTACTTACATCAGTTAATACACCTTCTAATTCTGCTTCGGTATCAATCTCTGTTGTTAAAACCGCAGCAGCACCCAACGATATGTCTAGTGTTTCATCTGCTCCGTTACTATTTTCTGTAAATGTAATTCCTGTACCTGCTGTTAATTTACCATTAAGATAACCTGCTGTTGTATCATCACTAGAAACTTTAACAGTTTTAGGGATGATCGCGTATGCAGGGGTGTAGGAAAACATACAGAAAAGTGTACATAATAGTACACTTAGTTTAATATGGAATAAGATCTTCATCATCAATTCGATATCCTGCTGCCTTAACCATATTAAGGATTACAGGCCATCCTCTCATTAAAATTTTACCTTTATCTCGATCTCTATTATAAATTTGTTTCTCTACAATATCACCATCAGGTGTTGATAAAGCTAATGCTTCATCTTTCTTATGATCATATACGGAAATTGTATACTTTGGTATTGTCATATTATGTCCAATACCACATATAAAGCCTATACCTTCTTGTTTATTTGAATCAAACAATCCTCTATGTGTTGCATTTGCATGCCATCGTAATTGAGGATTATACTTTGTTACTCTATCCATTAACTCATAACGAGTCATAGAACCTTCAAACAGACCTGTCTCGTAGGCATGATCTAAACTAGCAGCCTGCCTCTGGTAGTACTTACTTGATTTATATTTTTTACCTATAACTTTTATTTTCATAGTTTGGGTAATACAAGGGGGGCCGACCATAAAGGCCACCCCCCAAGTATTGTTAAATCTTAGTTATCAATTGAACAGATACAAGTATCAGCCGTTGCATCAGACTCGTCCACAAAAACATTCGATCCAGAATCAAAACCTAGAATCGCAGTTCCAGTAGTACAAGTTGATGTGCAAGCAGTATTAGCTCCGCTTTCAGCAGCCCAACCCGAAATTACAGGGTTAGTGCCGAGCACGACTAAACCAGTTCCTGTTTCATCATCAATCAACGCAGCAAGTTCACTTGACGCATCAATTTCAGTTTCAAGTAAAACATTACCAGACGTTGCTCCACCTGTATCAATAGCTACATGTGCCGTACCAGTTCCATCAGGTAACGTATACGTAACATCAGCCGTAGGATCAGTAACAGTAACCGTAGTTTCAAAGGCATCAGCAGTAGCACCTTCAAATACAACAGTACTTGCTCCAAGAGTAACAGCATCCGCAACATCCGCAGCACCCGAAATAGTCAGAGTACCTGTCGTTGCAGGAACCGTTACCGTCACATCAGAAGCAGGATCTGCAAATGATAATGTCATTTCATTAGCATCCACAGTTGATCCTTCAATTACAACACTTGCGCCATCACCTGCAATATCAAAACCATCAGGCGTGTAATACGCAAATGATACAGGAACAAAGGCCAATGATAACGCTAAAACTAACATAAGTAGTTTTTTCATTTTCATAGTCTCCTTTATCCTTAAGTGCTGTATGCCCAAAGCGCGTGAACCCGAATGGTTTCCAACACTTTCGCAGCATACCAGAACTTATAACCTACAGTTGCACGTTGGTCGAGAGGATCTTCCGTTCCTGCACTACCTAGTGGCTTAACAATAATCTTTGTTTTCGCACTTTCCAAATTAACAGTACCGAAGGAATTCTTACCAACAAAAATGTTTCCATAAGTGTTAGTAGAAGTCGCATCTGCACGAATGTTAGAAGATCTGAAAAGTTTGATCCCGAAAGCCTGTCCGATTTCGCCAGTTTCCTGCACCTTGTTTGAGGTGTTAGCAGCGAGTAACACAAAGTCAGTCGCTCCAGTTTCTGAAATCAAATCAAACTCCATGAGAGGGTGAATTACTCCTCTGTACAACCCATCTTCAAAAGGACGAACATCGTTTGTCCTCATTTGTTTTAGCATGATTCGCAATTCTGTGGAACGGATTTTGTCCGTACCAGTTTCTACGTTAGCAATACTAGAGTTATTAGCATCGTCAGCATAGTTTTGCGTACCATTAGTATCCAACTCATTACGAATTAGTGAATCAAGAGATACCGAAGCAGCATAGCCAAGTAATTCAACCATGTCCTGCATCGTATCGTTGATAGCGGTAAGTTGTAGTTCATCAGTCGTTGATGCGAACTGTCCGTAGTTAGCGAGAGTTGCAGTAACATTCGATGAGGTCAACGTAATACCATCAGGCGATACACCATCTGTCAAAGCAGTTGTGCTTCCAGAAGGGTTATCCCACCGATTCCATTTGACGGTAGTTCCGAGATGGGAAGGTAAAGTCTTTTCCATACCGAACTTCGCCAAAACCAATTCTTTAACTAAGCGATCCAAGAACTTCTTTTCCAAATACGAATCAATATGATCCGAAAAAGTGGCTCTTGCATGCAAATTAAAATTTGGCATGTAATCAATTTCCTCCTATTTAGATTTAGATAAACAGATTAGTCTTGAAGAAACAAGCCCTGCTCTCGTAAAAGAGCCTCTTGTTTATCAGGACTTAGCTTCCTAAACTTGTTGATATCCATCAAATCTTCAGCAGCAGCAGTTCCAGTTTTTGCTTTACCTGAAACTCCTGTTTTCCGAATTTCTTTGTGACGTTCAACAGGATCAGTAGCTTCATTATCTTTTGCTTTATTTTTAATCTCAACAAATTTATCTTGGTTTGCAAATATCGTTTCCTTCTTGAGTTCATCAAAAAGGTTAGGATTGATTTGCGCTGCCTCAATAAGTTCTTTGTCAGATTTATAACGACTAGAGATTACGGCATCAAGTTCTTTTTCCATTTCTTTGAATTCTGATTTAAGAAATGAATCAACTTGACTAGAGAATTTATCTAGGTTCTCTTGTGCATCTCTTTTCGTCACTCGTTCCTCAACAGGCTGAACTAGTTCTTTAGCTTTTTCCTTAATTGCTTCATCCAAAGCGTCAATGAACTCCGCAGCTTTAGGGTTCTTTTCCTTAAGTTGAGCGAGCTTTGATTTAGCATGTTCGATCTTGTCTGACGTACCTTCGACTCTGCCCTCTAACTTTGAAACTCGTTGCAGTAGTTCATCACGTTCTGTTTCAAGTTTCTTCAGTCTTTGGGAGCGTCTTGTAAATTCAGATTCAAGTTCTTGATGCTCTTTTGTTTTTTCTTGCTTCTGTTTATCCTTGCCTTGTTCAGACTCGGATTCAGAATGATCATCAGCTTCCTCTTTCGATTCCTCTGATGTATCATCGTTATGAGCTTGATCCACTACTTCTTTGGATTTCTCGTCCGATGTTTGAGAATCCACTTCCTCTTGGTCATTAGATTCCATAGATGCAAATTTATTAATAAGATCGCGCTGCATAACATCGTCAAGTTTTTTAAACTCATCGACTTCAGGCATCTTATCAAAAGAATCTACAGTTACTTCCTCTTTTGACTGACTCTGTGGTTGTTCATCATTAGCCATTTGTATCCTCCTTTGGCTTACTACTATCAAGATATTTATTTACCTTGATATCAAAAAATTGTAAAAGATCAGTTAGTTCATCAATTCTATTGTCTGTACCACCCATACGAATTAACGAATCCAGAGAATAGTGCTTCTTATAGCCTCTTTTATCATTCTCTAGTTTTACAATACGTTTCTTAATATGTGTTTTTAACTTTTCAAAGTTCTCGTTACGAAAGAGATCCATCCATTGTTTAAGATCCTCTTTACTATTAGCTTGTACGTTCAAGGTTTCTCCTGCTTGCTGTGACATTCTTTAGTGCCTCTGGATTATTTTTTATTGTCATAGCTAATTCACGTTGACCCAACGCTTCTTGAGTATTGAATCGAACTCTATCCGAAATACCGCCTTCAGAAAGGAGTTGTCTATACGCTTGAATAAACGGCGCATGATCGTCATTAAAGTTGATCTTAACCATGCGACCTAATCTTAGAAGTTGGATTTCACCTTCTGGTGTATCTTCTAGAACTTCTTCACTATCAGGACGTTTATCAATTTCTCTAATTAAATCACCCATACCCATTAGTCTTAGCTGTGCAAATAGCACAGGGATTGGATCAATGCCTAACGGAACGAAGGTTGAGAGATTCTGAAGTAGAATATTAAGAGCATTAATCTTAAACTCCTTTTCAGCTAATTCACGAACACCTGTAAAATTAATACGTGGTAATGATATCTGACTTGGTAAAACTCTAAGAATCTCTTGTCCTACAACTTGGACTTCCCTACCTTTTGGTAAGAACTGTTGATTCAATTGCCAAAACTTTTCAACTAGAGGTTTAAGAAGTTCATCCTCAAAGTTCTGTACAACTAACTCTAATCTGTCTAATCCTCCTTGTACGACTGTTGCGACTCCTGCTGCCGTTCTATCCAAAGACGAACCGCTAGGAGTACCACTAAGAAGTTTGGATGCACCTGTAGAATCCTCAATATCCTGTTTGATTATCGCATCACTAGCGATTGCACTATTACTAAAATCATTTGGTCTAAGCGCGACTAAACCTGTGATATCATTGGTTTCAATGATTTGATTTTTAACATCTTTCAATGCATTTTGGTCAATCTCTGCATTTGAATCTAACAACCATTTGGGCCTTAAATTAAAAGAACGTGTGTCCATCATTTGATTACGAAGCGTATTTAGTTCTGCTTCCAAAGGAATGTTCACACTCATTACACCTAGACCGTATAGTTGTCCATCAACTTTAATATATCTGGATCGTAGATAAGGGCTATCTTGGTGATCAAAAGGGTTATCGTCTACTAAAAGAACTTTACCAGTTAGTTTACCATCAGGATTGTTACCTTGTGGTGCTACAACTATAAAGCCATCAATCATTAATTTTTCATTCTTATCTTTAACAGAACGTGTTAGGAACCATTTTGGAATCGGCCCCCATGCTTCAAAGATTTCAATCTTGTGTTCATGTACACCAAACTCATGTTGTGCTAGACCGCGTATTGCTTCTGACTTTTGTTGGCTACTAGATTTATCGGCAGTTTTAGGGCTAATTGTTTGTTTAAGTCCTTTAACATTTCGGTATATCCCGTCCTCACCTTCAACTCTATTATCCCACAAATCTTGATAATCTTTAACAATCCGTTCAATCTTTAATCCTTGTAAATCTTCGTCTTTAATATCAGCATATATATCCCAAATACTAGGACTGTAGAAATCTGGATTATCAAATGTTACATCCCATACCTTCTTACGTTTACCAGTACGTGTCCGCTTGTATCGTTCCTTTAATTTATGCTCCCATTTAGTTTTAAGAAATACAGTTCCGTATATACACATAGAACGATAAATACCAATAAATTTAGATCTTGCATCAATGTCACGAAATTGATCTCTTAGGAGTTTAACGGATAGAATTGCTTCTTCAAGTTGAAGGCTGTTATTCATATCATCGGGTTCTGCATCAAACCATCTTCCATCTCTAGGGAATACTGATTTGTCCATTTTGGGAACTATTCGTTCTACAGCTTGGTGGAGGGCAGGAACTCTAACTCTTGCTAACCCATTATAAAAATCAGCCGTTCCATTGTGGTAAGAATTTTCATCAGCTTTCCATTCAGTCTCATATCCTGCTTTACTACGTTGATCTTCGAAGTGCTTCTTCGCTGCCATAACAAAACTAAATGCAGCTTCATCTACAACGTCTTGTGTTATTCTTGTATTATCATCTGCCATATTATACCCATCCTGCGTAGCGAACTGAAGCGGTTTCAGCAGCAGCGCATATTAGACTTATTTGATCAATCGTACGATCACTATCCAGTAACCATGCTTCGCCCTTTTTTAAAGGGAAATCTGAAGTTGTTGCTGTTTTTGCAGTTTCACCAGTTTGAGTTATTGAGATGTATACAGTATTTGCTCCATCGTTAATTAACAATAAATGCCTTGCATCTATATCTATCTTTTGTTCTGTTTGTGTAGCTGATATAGTTCCACTACCTGATGCCATAATTTCTCCTCAATACCCTGTCACATCTGAAACTGTAGGTTTTATAGAATTGTCTTTTGATCGTATAATTCGTCTTGATCCTCTGTGTTTAAATACCTGTACAGCAATAGCAAGAGCCATTACGCGATCATCAAAACAACCGCCCCTGGCTCCTGTCTTTCCGTTCTTATGGTATATAAAAGTAAGTAGTTCGTCTATTGTATTAGGATCATAGAGTTTAATATGTCCTTCGCTAATAAAGGCAGAAAGATCCTGAATCATAATTGCTTTAGTTTTAACATTTGTATCCCACCCATACTTCTTTTGAGTAGGCTTTGCACCTTTAAGAATAGCATGTTTTGGTATGTCATATTCGCTGTATAAGCGTTTATATTTAAAGTGATCTTTTATGCGGTTGACAACACCAAATCCATGAAAGTTTCTTTCAGGGGCAATCCAAGCATTATTGAATAACCTTCCTAATTGTACTAATACCCACGCAAAATCTTCTGGAGAACACTTTCCATGCCATATTGCAGCCTGATTTCCAGTTCGTGCATTGAGTACTTGGGCACAGTTAAAATCTCCATGTTCTGTACCTTCAGCTACATCTGCACCGATTACGTAGGTTCTTGCTCTTATTACTTTTAAATCATCAAATATAACTAGGCTACCTCTAGGGTGTTGCTTAAACTGACCTGCTTTTGATACATCCCCTATTGTGTAAGTCGAAGGTGCTTCCTTCGCCATCTTAATAAGTCGTTTAATTGAGAAAACGCAACTATCGTCAACGCGCGTATACTCACCTAAAATACGTGCATTGTAGTTCGGAATATCGTCTTTGTATTTCCGTTCACTCTTTTGAATTGATTCACTTGAAAGATACGAATTATCGTACTTAGTTATAATAAAGATTTCAATATTAGGATCAACTTGCTCTCCGATCCCTTCCTTCATAAACAACTTTCGTTCTTTCATCTTATCAATTTCTTCAACAGTATGAACTAATCCAGTTTCCTCTGGTATGTTATGAACATTCTTAGTAAAGTAAATCTTCGCTGCTTTCTTATAAAGTTCGTTATGACTCCAGGTTAATCCCTTAAGTGCAGTAAAAGTAAAAATTATAAATCCGTTACAATCTTGAACACGTTCAAAGATTTCATCATACACCGCTTTTGAATGTTCTTCATCCATCCATACGCCATGTCTACTAACACCTGCGTACTTATCCTCTTTTGATTCTTCAGACTTTAAACCAATCTCTGCTTTGTTAGTTAAGTAATAGATCTTATCTGCTTTACTGAATCCTGCGAGTAGTCGAGCAGGAATGGTTTCATCTAACTTCTGCTTAATAATGTCTCTTGCACCACCAAAGTCTAAAGCACTACACCAGTAGGCTCCACCTGCTAATCGTGACTTAGGAAAATCTTTCTTAACTGAATCAGGCACTAATTGTGTTGCACCGATAGAAACTGCCATACTGCCTACTTCGGACTTCCCTGCTCTGTTACCACCAACAACAACTCGTATCTGTGCATCTGAAGCCATACATGCTTCTTGAATAATAGATGGAACCCAAGTCCTGATCTTTTCATTCTGCCTATTTTGTTTCTCTTGGATCAGTTTTAAGAGTTCTTGTTTATCGTTTAATGGCATATTTTGTAAGTATCTTCTTTATCCCTTCACCGTCTGTTAAAAACTGTTTTCCACAATTCATACAAAGAACGCTAAAATTCTGATGTTCTTTATCCAACGCATCTAATTTCATTACTGGATGTTTATCAATTAGTTCGCAGTATAGTTGTTTAATTGAGGTTAACACGATCAGGATTAACTCCCAACTGTTTAAGTTTAATATCAATATCTTTTTCAGACAGTTGTGAAATGTCCTCCATCTGGTGTCTATCCTTAAAATCAGGAACAAGTTTAGACAATAACTCTAACGCACGAATCATGTCTCCTGTTCTTTCATCACCTTTAGTCCACTTAGCAATAACTAAATATAGAATCTTTTCAATAGTTTCTCTGGTAGTATGAGCAACTTTATCTAAAGCCAAGACTCTCCTAAGTTCCTCCATAAGTTCAGGAGTAATGATACGATAGGCGTTAGCTTTAGCAGACTCCCTGCTTGAGTTTGGGTGCGTCTTAAGATAAGCATCTGTCAAACTGTTTGATTCTAAAACAGCTTTAACTTGCTTTAGTAGCTTAACGTCTTTGGGCGTTGGTTGTCCTGGCCCTTTGTATCCTTTTGGTTTCTTTGGCATAAGTCTCCTTACTGTTTCTTTTTCTTCTTTTTAGGTGGTTCAAAAAATGCTCTAACGGTTTCGTGTCTTTTAACCATGTCTGCAGCAAAGTTAAATGCATCATTTCTTGCACTTGTTGCGTCACTCATACGTTTACCAACATCTTCTGCAGTTGGTTGGTTTTCATCACTATACGGTGGTTTTCGTTTTTTCTTAGGCATTATTTTAATCCCTCATCTGATTTGAATTTAAATTTACCCCTGGTCATATTTTTTTGTTTAAGTTCTTCAGGGGTTTCAGGTTTTTTCTCAATAATGTACGGTTTACGAATCTGTTGTTTTTCTTGTTCAATAGCTTTCTGTTCGTTTTTAACACGAATGTAAAGAATCTTGATTTTCTTTTTCTTTACAAACTTACCCTTAATCCACGTATAAAGTCGTTTAACGGTTGAAATAAGCCATACTGTCAGTTTAATGCGCCACATACGCCTTTCTTATCCTTTCAAGTTTGGAAGCCATTACGTTCTTTTAGTTTTCTTAGATACTGATCTTTAAGTGTTGGTACTCCAAGAATCTCTCCTAAGATTTCAAGTGCTTCTTCATTAGTGGCCCCACTATACCTATTTACTTTTTCTATTCTTTCATTAAGTAATCGTTCAGCTTCTGCTGCATCTTCTATAGCTTTTAATGCAGCCTTTTCTTCTCTAGTGAATTCTACAATTGCTCCCTTTACAACCTTTAAATGTTTAAGTTCAACGCCCCTTGCTGGTGTAAGATCAGGATTTATTAATCTTCCAGGCTGTGCAGGAAACTTAGGTGTATCCACACTTCTATAAATCTTTTTCACATTTCCTGTTCTTGTATCATAGTCTACAATATTACCTGCGTATAATGGTAAACTTACTGTAAACATCAAAATTATAAATAGTAACCTTTTCATTAGTCTACTCTCCTAAATACTATTGGTGGCCCATTTTCAGATTTGTATACCCCATAAATATTTCCTTTATTTCCTTTACCTGATAAGTCTAGTTCATCTCCTATCTTATCTTTAGTAAAAGGCCACAACAGTTGTCTTTCACTATCAGGAAATGAGCCTGGATAAAACATAAAATCAACACATTCATTTTCTGTTACTAAACGTGTTCCATATTCTACATATGATAATAAGCCTTTATATTCTGATACTGTAGCACCTGCTGTACCTGCCCCTGATCCTGCTCGAATACGAGTTGTATCGTTTAAAGGATTTCCAGTAGGTGTTTGTTGCTCAACTAATGTCTGTTCAATACAGTTAATCCAAATTGTAGGATCATTTACATTATTAGAACGATCATAAGTTGCTAAAATATGTAAATCAGTATCATTTGGAAGTGAATTAGTTGGAGTTACCCATGTTCCTGCTGCTCCTGAAGTTTTAGAATTAAAGAGTAAATGATTAGTTGCATTAACTTTTTGTAATATGATTCTATCAAATCCAGATTGAAACGTAGCCCCTCCTGTACTAGTATAAACTAAAACCCCTATAGAATTAACAGGCCCCCCACTTGAGTTCATCCAAAAACTAAAATACATAGTATCAGAATCAAAATCAGTATAATCAGGGCCTGTATCTACACTATCATTTACTTCATCAAAACTAAATGAACCAGTTAAAGCCCATAAATTTATTGGGCCTATAAATAAAAATAAAATAATAACAATTAACCGTTTCATGT